ATACCTAGGTGCAGCATGTGGCTATCCGGTCAGCTATAGTACGCTGATACTTTAGTGATGAATAAGCGTAGAGTGTTGCAGCGCCCACTGCGTCCTCTGCCTATTCAGATGACATTCCGCCCTCTTGCCTTCGGCGAATAGATCGTCAAGGGACTTATTAAAGGGTAGATTGTAGTTGAGACCGGCAAGCTCAAACTGCCGCGTCATCTCCGGACTTACACTAAAGTCCCTTCTGTGCAACTCCTGTTCACGAATGAAGAAGTACAGGTTATCACATAGCCCCTGCTTACGTGAGAATGGGACCGTTATGCTCTCAGGCGCTCCGTTCAGTATCCACAATGAATACTGATTATAGAACGTCGTGAGTAGTTCGGATTGATCATCGGGTTTCATTGCCGTTACTCCATTTGGCAATACTGATTACGCAGCCAACTTGACAGCGCTTGTACGGCTTGTTTTGTCTTTAATACGCAGCTTAGCCGTACCGTAAAGCTGTGTAACTCTCGTGTTTACTCGATCACCTACATAGGTCGTCGGATCAAACACTACAATAGTCCCGTCGGCACGAGTTCCCCAATTGCCGCCGTGCAGGTCGTCAAGCACGCTATTCTTGCGCAACAGCTTGAGGAAGGCGTACAGAGAGCGCCCTTGTGGATGCTTGTCAAGAACATACGCACTTACTGCGTGAGTACCTACCTCAGAAAGAGCGGTAGGCGTGGCGCGCAGCGTTACCATGCTATTACGCACCATATAACCACGAACATGGTCAACAAGCTCGGTAGTATCGCCGCTGTACATACCAATGTTTTCCAGCCGCTCCATGACACACACAAAGAACGACTTGTGTTCTTTAAGGCTGTACACCTTAACAGCATGTGGGCTGTCAATAGTCATGGCCCACGCAGCGTAGCGGTGCCACTCATCCGCGCCCTTACCTACCTTGACAACGCGGTCAGGATGATCCGGATGATGTAGAACCGAGCTATACATGCCGCTACTGAGAGACACGAAGCCGCGCTTGAGCAGCGCATCAATATAGGTCGTGTGGCTGTAATTAAAGCTCTGCTCGGCGCGCTTAGCGGCCTTCGGTACTCCACCAGCCCGCTTTGCAATCTCTGCAAGCAGGTCTTCAAGCGATATCAGTTCCAGTGCTGCGTTTGCCATGTTCGTGTCCTTGCTTCGGGTAACTCATGTACCCACTGTGTTGCTGTTATTACAGTCCGTTGTTATACAGCCACGCTTCTACAGCGTCCTTAGCCTCTTTGAGACCAATAGCCCACGTCATACCGTACGGGCCTTCATACTTACCGCCAATGTCGCGATAAGCCTTGATAGCGTTGATCTTCTCGCCCTTGAGTGCAAGGCGCTGCCATTCAACAAGCATAATGTCGCTGTTGACAGTGAACGAGTTGATGAACCGATAGAAGTCGGCAAGCATGTTCGCATCGTATCCCTGCAGGATAGACGCGCCCAAACTGGCAGGGTTTACTTCTCCTGTCAGTGTCTGATACGTATTATCAGCCGCCGTAGAAGCGAGCGATAGCAGTATACGCTGCTTGAGTTCGGCTTGGCCGCGAAGCTGTTGTGTCATACTGTTGTCTCCATTTTGGATAGTGAATAACCCATTCAAGCCGTACAAACCCCTTGTACCACGCTACACGCTGCGCATGTAACCGCTCATACCCAATAGCGTTACGCATAAGCGTAAGCCCGAGGGCAAGGAACAATCCGGCGAATGTACCCGCAATAACGCCACTGAACGTGTGCGCAAACAATGCGAATATGAGAATAGTAAACATAATGTCTATAAGCCCGGCATAACCGAGAAACTTACGTAGTGCGCCAGTACGATGCATGACAAGAAAGAATGTCGTCGTAAGCGCAAAGCCCGCAAGGATGAGACCAGCCATCATAGAGAACATGTCACTACACTCCTATTAGCATGGGTAGGGTAGGGGCTTGCGCCCCTATCCGGTTGTCGAGTGTGTTAGTGTTGCGAGGTATTTTCGGCCGCATTGTGCTGCGGCTGTTGCGCCTTGTGCGCAGTGATACCGTTACCGGTCTGCGTGGGCTCGCCGACTTCGGCAATCGGGTTATACGTCTTGAGGAACATGATAAGGTGGTCATGAGAGTGACCAGTCTTCGCAGCATCGCGTTCCAGCGCCTTGATCTGCGTCTCACACCATTTCGCCATGTCGAGCGGAATGTATGGCGAACCTTCGTGCGCCTTGAACTTCCAGAACGGCTTGACCATTGCGTCGCCAAGCTTGACCTTCTTGGAACGGTCGATACGCCACATGGGATCGTCACCTTCCTTGATCGCGCCGTATGTCAACTGTCCGAAGCTCTCGAACCACGTCTGCAGTGCATTGGCACGCACCATGTCCGGCACAGCGTCAAGGAAGTTGAGCAGGACGTTGATATTGCCGTGCTTGGCAGTGTGTGCAAGCACAGAGCACGCCAGAACATGTGTGTCATGCTGCAGATCGCGACCCTTCACGCGCAGCTCTTCGATCTTGTCGTTAATCTCCTTGATCTTAAGGAAGATCTTGACAGACGGTACTGCAGTGCCCGCCGTATCCTTGGACACGACCTTAGCCACCTTGCCTGATACCTGTACCATAATGGTTCTCCACTGTTGAGAGCGTAAGTGCTCCATATACCCACGATGAAACATGGGTATAGAGTGCTCTTACTTGTGTCTGTGCTCTTCGAGCCACATCATACCGATATAGGCGAGTATACCACCCGCAATACCGAATATGGCCGTTGCCACCACACATACAGCGCAAGTGACGTGTAACCACTGCTCCTTACGCATTGGCGCTACGTTCCAGCGCCTTCACGCCGAGACGATAGGCATACATGCGCTTGTTGTACGCATACATGCGCCGCTTGAACATGTATTCCCGGACTTGCGCCCGGAAATGCAGTGCAGCGTATGCCATAACAGGCAACATAATCAGGTATATCATCGCGTTGGCCTTTTCGCCTTAGTGCGCTCCTTACGAAACTCGCGATACATGCGGATTTCGTTCGTAAGCGCCGTGACTGCCTTTTCGCCTTGCTTAACAGCTATGTAGCCGATAGCAGACGACACTGCTACACGGCCCATATACAAGGCGACATTCCTAAGCACTATCAGTTGCATGTTCATGCTACTCTCCATGTTTAGTCACGCAGTAATTAGGAGATATCATGTTAGAAGTACGCTTGCCTTGTGTATAACGTTGCCTGTTATCCAGAATACGTTGCTCAAATCGCGTTTGACCAGTAGCTGCAGACTATTCTTGACCAAAAGGAAACGGGATATAGCAGTGTGACCGGCAGTAACCGCACAATTATGCACAAGCTTGCAAGCTAGCAAGCGTACATCTAACATGACACACCATAGGCGACACTGTGCTTATTCCCGATACGGCTATTCTATGCGCAGATCAATCAAGACAATGAAGTGTGATTGTTCCGTTGCTCGCATAGCGTCTACCGCGACGCTTCAAAGTACAGTGTCACCGTCTACGCCCGATCATAAGCAGATCAATTGCGTCGTAGCGTACAAGAGCAGGGCATACACTCCCTGTTTAGCACGCTATCCAGTCACTTAGGCTTGTAAGGCACTGTGACGTAGACATGTGTTGCTGCACAATGCTCACGCTATCCAGCGTTAACACTCACATTTGCGATATGTGCAGCATAGTATCCGTTACGCCTTACAGGCTAGTAGGATATTGGCCGTTTTCTCTAGACCTTGCGACCTGCTACACCATCAAGCACTTAAGCTTAGTATGTGGGTTCCGTCCACATGTGTAGGCAAAGAGTTACCAGCGTTTACTATCATATCCGGCATTCAGCATTGCCGCCTTGCTACTCACATGCACTGCACTATTGCCATAGAATTATGGCCCTATGGCTGGCAATTGGACTAGATACACCCAATGTTTCGCCGCTTTAGTACAATCCATTCCCTAGCCTCATGCTAAGGTAGTCTGCACATTGAGGCAGTGCTTTACCTGTAGTCCTGCAGCAACTTCGGCTACCCGCTTGCTACTGCAGTGTGCTAACTCGATTAGCGTGTCCGGTTCATGGTCTAACTCCCCGGCGGGCTAGCGGCTTATAGTGAGGATGCTAAGCCCCGGAGCAGTGAGTGGCCCAAGGCCGTCTGTCTGCTGTGATTGAGAGTTATAAACCTATGATCCGGTATGTAAAGCAGCTATTTCAACAAAATGATAAGTGATTGATTTCATTGATACCGAATAGCTAGGGTAGTCCTCACAGCTCCTATAAATAAGGGTCTAAATGACCTAGTTATGAGCAACTGATTCGCAGAGATTATATAAGGAAATCAAATAGATAGCTATGATATATATGCCACTATCAGTGATATTAAATGAGTGTCTGGAGTGTATACATCCAATAATACAACTAGTAGTATGTACTGATACCATAGCCATCATATGCTCCTGATAGTCCCTAGCAGCAATGCCTATGATACATGTCAGATGATACAGGAGCGGATAGAGTGCGCTATGATATGACTGTTATGTATATCTATGTGTAACATGATATGTATCAGTATGTATCTAGTATGCATTCGGTTAGTATCTTGGTATTTAACTTGGTTATATACTTGGATAGTATCCGGTCCTAGTCTTTACATGATTGGATATCATTATCTATATACTAGTAGTATCTATGACTAGCCATCTCTGATGGACAACTGATATCCAATTGTTATTCCTTATAGGCAGGGAATAGATTGTTGCAGATAGTGCCTTGCATACCGGATCAAATCAGTTTAAGGCTAATCGGACTAAGTGAGTTGAAAGGAGATTAAACAGATGCGGACGCGGACTAACGGTCTAAAGATCGTAGCATATGGCGCAATCTATGCCATCGGACTTAACACGCTAGCAGGTCCAATCATTGGCGGGCTCATATTCAGCGCAAGCGTAGCAGCCTGTATCGCACTAGCCGAGTATCATAAGCGTACTCGCTAAGGCATAGGGCACACTACCGGCCTAGCCTGCTATCATCGGGCTGGCCTAGCAATCCATAGCCGGTCAAAAGCCGGACAAACTAGAAGGAACGCGCGTAAGCCGGGCCTATGGGGGAAATCTGCGCGCGGTTGGTATTAGACATGCCCACACAAAATTTTGTCACTTTATAAATCTGACCTCCCAATGCTTACAACTGGTGCAAACACTGGGAAGCAGACTGGAATAACTAACTGCAAACTAAGCTTATCTTAGTATGCGCGGACCTTATTGCGAAGAGCCTCGGGGAGACCATCCAGCAACTCAGTATACTCGATAACGACCGAGATGCCGCCCTTCTGCTGAGCAGCCGGTGCAGTCGGGTTCTTGATCGGGTATGCGGACAGGGTAACGTGGAACGAGCTAGCGACCTTGCTGATGCCCGGATTGATCACAGTGTGAACCGTAACCTGCGGACCCGTACCATCGGCTACACCAACGGCTGCCGAAGCAACGTACTGAGCGCCTGCTGCGACGTTACCTGCAGTGAGGTTAGATGCAGTCGTGGTGTCGTTCTTCGTATATACGTTACGTACATGCGCGCCTGCGGGCAGATCGACTACTGCAGCAGCCTTGAGGTTCGGCAGGACTACACGACGAGTTACCTTGTTGAAACCAAGCTTGAAAACCGGCATAGAATTTCTCCTAATCTAATGATTTGCTCATATTTGCGAGGATCGCCAAGGACGAGCTTTGACCTTGTGGATGCATGATTGCGCCGGATAGGACCAGATCGCTCGATCTAGCCCCGTCCTTGCCTCGGCGCGGGCCATTTAGGTCACGTTACCTTTAGCACTTTGTGATTGCGCTGTGGAACGGTCCCGAGAGACACCTGATTTCGGCCGAATATGCGCCGTTCAGAGTCTTTTACGTTGTCTACGAGCTCAGTACGCAGTACTGGGTCAGGCCAAGAGCCATGAGTACTCATATTTGTCTCCTTTTACCTCATAGAGGCACAGTAATGAAGTTATCGTACCCAATCGGACGCCATCTCGGGTTCATACAGGGCACTAGAGCCTCTGCGAACGGGATAGACATTGCGATATGGTCAGCAGTACGCGGATGTGTACCATCAGAATACAGTGCCGGATCGCCCTGATAGGGACGCATGTCAATTGCATAGTCACAATACCGACGACCGTTCCAGATAGCACCAGCAAGTATCCAGTCATTGTACTGGTTCTTGATCGTGTTCATTGCGCCAGTGAAGCCCGAGCGATTCAGGCAGCACATTGCAATCATCATAACCGGCAGGTCGTACGGACCAAGCGTAGTCTTCACCTGCGTAGCAAACGAGATAAACCGCTGCTGGATAGTAGCGAAATCTGTACCCGCTGCAATGTCATTGGTGATACATTCCATGATAACATGGCTCATGTACTCAAGATCGAGTAGAGCCTGCGGTGACACACTAGGTATCATCTGCGCCTGTCTGTTACCATCGATGACCACATACTGCCATACAGCCGGATGACCGCCCACGGAAGCCATACCACGCTTAATGTAGCCGCCAGTAGTGCTGGTGTTAGTGTCGTTCAAGTACTGTGCAATACTGTCCCCGATTACTCGGAAAGCAGACATCATCACGTCCGGAATACCCGAGACCATCCAAGGCCACAGAGCAGGTCCAGAGCCGGAACCGGAGTTGTTCATAGTACCGTTACCACCGAGCTGACTACCGCCAATAGTGCGGAAGCCCTGTGATCCCGGAGCATTCATATTGAAGCCGCTGAGGGTGTCACTAGCTGGTGTAGGTACTGCGCGCGTAAACCGGAAGTATGGCTGCGATTCTGCTGCCAGCGTCATGTTAAGGATGTCGGATACAGCCCGTCCACCGGGTGACATAAGTACACCGGCACTGCTGCCACCATACAGACCAAGTGTAGTGGTCGTACCCACCTCAATTGCTCGGCGGATAGTAGCTCCATTAGGCGGCCCATCTACGATGAGACCACTACCCGGAGTCATATAGGCTTGCATGTCATGGAATGCGATATCACGGCAATTTGCATTGCCAATCTGTCCGCGAGTACGCCCTTGGTTAAGGGTATACGCTCCACCGGACTGCATTCCTATAGGTGCAGAGTTCTGCATCCCGGACCATGCTGTAATCAACTGGCGTTTATAAGGTACGAACGGTGGCTCTACAATCTGACCACCTTCGGACACAACGAAATGCGGAGTGTCTCCGGCAGTACGGAATAGCGATCTAGCATCCATACCATACCGGAGACTGCCTAGTCTATGCTCGACAATCCCCGCCATGATTAGCTGGCCGTCAGGGTTACGGTAACAACCTTGGTCACAGGATCGATTGCAATGTTAGCAAACGTACCGGAACCAGTGACACCTGCAATCTTCTGACCGTTAGTGACGAGCGCCTGTGTAGACGTGTACTGGTTCAGGTTGATAGCAGTTGCCGTAGCGAATGTCTTGAGCGTTGCAACAAAGTCCGGCTTGAAAGCAGGGCTGTTATTGAACAAGTCGTATGCACGATCGAGGCAATACCGAACCTTTGACAGCTCGCCATTATATGCCTGATTAAGTGGCTTAGGGTACTTAGGGCGGGCCATTATGCCTCCTTCTTGGTGTTGTATGTGGCGAAGCGCTCCAGAGGTCTACGGGCTACTGCAGCCTGCTTAATCTCTGCTACACGCTTCTCACGGTTCCCTACATCGCGGTCACGACGGGCCTTAATATGCGCCAGTCCTACCATCATCGTAGCTACGAAGAGCTCATGCTTCTCCGGTACACCCTGCACTGAACCAGCAGCACGCATAAGCGCAGTACGGAGTTCAGAGGTGATGCCCCAGATATCCGTAGGCCATACAATCTGTGCCGGATTGGCAGTTACGTTCTCGACCAGATCAGCCCACGCGGGGCGCTGTCTCTGTTCTTTCTGTTCTGTCATCGTCTTAACATCCTTCCTAGAGATGGCAGGCCAAACTTGTTGACCTGTGGTGCTTGCTGGACCTTGTAGAGACTTCTACCGTCACCAAGCGGATTCTTCATCATAGCATCGTAAGCAGCCTTCTTTGCAGCGGCGACCAACTTAGCATCGTCCTGACTAACAGCATCAATCCACATACGGACTGCACCAGCCAGAGCGTCGAGCTTATCCTCATGGATGAGGGCTTTCTTCTCGCGGGTGATGCGTGCTAACTGCCAAAACAGACTATACGTTCCACGAAGCTCCGTAGGATACTTCTGGATACTATTCCAGTCCTGCAGGATCAAGTCCTCGGACATAACAAGCTTACCTGCACCAAGCAGTGGCTCTAGAATGTCGATGATGCGTAGCTCTTTCTGCCCGCTTTCCCATACATCTTCCATGCCAATCTGCAGACCAGCTTCCAAGGCCGCTTTCTGGAGGATAGGTTGCCACACTTGTCTCAGCGCTCCGTTACCGAAGTTCTGCTCTATGTGCACCATTCTTACCTTCCATTTTATTGCGACCGCTGTAAGCGGTGTAAACACTGCAGGGTCCAAGCCGCCCTTAACGCCACCTGATGCAAGCGCGTATACACGACCACCGCAGAATGCAGTAATGGCATATGCCGTCTCGTCACCGTTCTGACCACCACCGCCGGGGTCCACATACATGTACGGGCCTTGTAGAGCACCGAAGTCCTCTGCTGCCTGCACACGATAGAACTTGTCCTTGATGGGGAAGCCTTCGGGCATCTTAATCTCATTGTCATTCGTGCGTACAAACGACAACGACATAGGGGCAAGCATCCGCTCACCTTCGAAACCACAGAACCTAATCTGACTGGTCTTGAGAGGATAGCGATCTGCGTCCGCCAGCTTCGTGCTAAGCATGTGCTGTAGCTGGAAGTATGACGCACCTTGGTCAATCTCTTTCTTAGTGAGGGCTACATCGTCCAGCAATACTGGATCGAGCGGCTTACCCCGGTCCCCGGCAGGGCCGCCACCAGTCCTTAGAGAAGGATCGGCACGTACCCTGTCGGCTACCATAGGCGCTAGGAAGCCCTCGTAATCGGCCTCTTCCTTAAGCGTGGGATACCTACCCGGCCAAATGCGGATTTGCGTACCACGTCCCGGAAGACCGTTATAAATGCTGTCAATATTCTGTGGCGTACCTAGCCAGATGATATCACCGTTCGAGCAGATAGAGGTAAAGTCGAGCGTAAGGTGCTTGAGCCTTGCCTGCTGTGTCTGCGTCTGAGAGTTCTTAGCGCTCTCAATGTCGTCGGCAATAAGTACGTCTGCGCGCTTACCCTGCAAGTTGGACGTGATACCCACGCAAGCAACGCTTGGTGACTTCTCAGGCCCCTTAAGGGAGTAGTGAATGTCGAATGCCGATACAGACTCACGGTCGCCCGCTGATCTATCTGGCCTCAAACATTCTAGCTCAGGCATACCGTTAATAATCTGGATGATCCAGTTGGCGATTTCTGTAGCCATATCACTACCGGCCGAGATAATCAGCACTCTGGTAGATGGATTATGAATACACCGCCACACTGCATAGGCAGCTGTAATAGTGGTCTTTGCTTGGCCACGCTGAGCCTGCACCATTCGGTACTGCGGACCATAAGCCACCCACTCGCCGATATCCTGCTGGATCTCCGTACATACGAAGCCCATAAAGTCTTCAATAACTTCTTGCAGGAAGGTACTAAACTCT